GGCAACCCGGCAGCCGCCAACTGCTCTATCAAACCGGCTACCGCCAACGCACCCCCGGAACCAAATCCTCTCCACCTCTAGCCACCGTCACCTCCATCCCCGGCATCCCCGACGACCTCCTGCCGCGAGTCCGCGAGAAAATCCTCGCCCACCCGCACAAAACCGCCTCCGGCATCCGCGACCTTTTCAGCTCAAACAACCGCCGCCGCCTCTCCACCCCGGCCATCCGCAGCCTCCTTGACAAGCCTCCCCACAATAGAAGGTAGATGCCCGACGACCAAACCATAGTCGAAGGCGATGCCGGCTTCCTCGGCATGGCCTCCCGCTTGAACCCGCTGCAACTCCAGCCGGGTATGGTCCAGTATTGCGAAAACATGCGACTCGACCGAGGCGTAGCCCAGACGCGCAAAGGCGCGAAGCGGGTGGCGGAGAACATCAATCCCTCGACGGATATTTTGCTATTGGATTTTACGCTCGGGACAAACCGCTCGATTGCCACGCTGACTCAAGTCGGCGGGCTGGCAACAGCGACCTTTTCCGCACCGCATAACCTCTCCAATTTAAGCTGGGTCAATATCACCGGCGCATCAGGCAGCGAATACAATGGGGATTTTCAAATCGCTGTGACCTCGCCAACAGATTTCACCTATTCCGTAGTCCCTGGTGCGCCAGGGCTCGCAGGCGGCTCGCCTATGGCCAACAATGGCCCTGTCGTTAAGACGACCTATGGCGGCGACATCATCCAGAGTGGCATCTACTCCTCGCCACGATTTGACAATGCACGGGAATACATTGTCCTGGCCGCGCCGTCGGAGTCTTATCTGTGGCGGCACGACTCGGCCACGGTGGAGTCGGTGGCCTACCCTCTTGGCGACACGATGGAGAACGGGGATGATGTCGAGATCGTGCAGGCTTTTGATAAGCTCTACCTGCTACGCACCAGGCCGTCGGATATTTCGCGCCGAGTGCAATCCATCTCCAACACCAGCGGCACCGCGCTGGTGACAATGGATGCCGCGCATGGATACAAGACGGGCGAGGTGGCGCGGATCAGTGATTCGGAAACCCTCGGATTCAATGGCGATTGGGTAGTGACCAAAGTAAGCGCCACCGAGTTCAGCTACACGCTGCCGGTCTCGGTGACTGATCCTGCTGCCGCTGGAAGGATCTTTGCCCGCCGGGTCTTGCCTGCTCTGGTCTGGGACGGGGATTTGGATAATAATTTTGAGCGCGTGGAGCAAGGGGCGCATCCGCTGGGAGTGACCTACTCACGCTTGCCGAGCACCAGCATTGCGACCTACCACAACAACCAACTCGTCATCGCCCGAAACCGCGACGAAGTGCTGGTGAGCGATGTCTTCGACGCCGAGACCTACGACGCGGTGGCCAAGGCGTTTCGCGCCAACGCAGGCTCGAATGACTACATCGTCGGCCTGCACCCTTTCAGCGAATCGCAGATTCTCGTTTTTTGCCGCAAGAGCATCTGGCTGGCCACGGCGGTCATCGGTGCGGATGGCGTCTCGATTGATCCCTCGGCCTCCAGCCTGCAACTCCTGACAAATGAGATCGGTTGCAGCGCGAAGCGAACCATCACGACAGCGGGAACGGCGGTGCTTTTCTTGAGCGACCGGGGAGTTTACCGGCTCGATAGCCAGTTCGATCTCAAGCTGAGAGGGAACACCATGCCACTGAGCGATCCGATCAGCGACCTCGTGGCGACCATCAATAACAACAGCGTCGAGACGAGCAATGCGGTGTATTTTGACAACCGATATTTCCTAGCTGTGCCGACCGGGGAGAGTGCGATCCCGAATGCGGTCTTTGTTTTTAACATGCTGAACGCCCAGTGGGAGACGAAGGATGTTTTCCCATTCGGCGTGGATCGGTTGCTGGTGAGCGACTACGGCACGCAGCGGCGTCTCTTTGCCAGCTCGCGCTACGGCAGCCTCTACCTGATCGACGAAAACGAAGATGGCAATGATGATGGAGCTTTTGGTAGCAGCCAGACTCCCGTCGCGGCCTCGCTCCTAACTCGCCGCTATGGGTGGGGAAACCTCAACGCCAAGCGCCTGCTGCGCGTCAAAGCCAGCACAGTCCTGCCCGCTGGAAGCGCCTGCTCGCTCGATGCGGTGACGACGGATTACGACAATGACTTTGAAATCGCCGCCCTCAGCAACGCAGCAGGCAGCCAAGAAGACTACACCCTCAAAACTCCGCTGCGCTGCAAAGCCACGGCGCTTGACCTCCGCTACCGCACCACGGCTGGCCGCCCAATCCTTCGACAAATCACCGCCGAGGCCGCTCTCACTGGCCCTGCCAGCTCCGAAACCCGCACTCTTAACTAATTATGGCAACCATCACCCCAGGCTACACTTTTACATCCGGCGAAGTCGTGACCCCGGCCAAGCTCACTGCTGCGGCTACCCCAACTGTCTCAAACATAGTTACTGCTGATATTGCAAACGGAGCGGTCACGCAGGAAAAACTTAACTCCAGCGTCACGCTTGTCCCAACCGGAGCGGTCATGCCGTTTGCCATGAACACCGCGCCAAGCGGATGGCTCGCTGCCAATGGATCAACGGTTTCAAGAACGACCTACTCTCCTTTGTTTGCGGCTATTGGAACAACCTACGGAACAGGGGATGGAAGCACGACATTCCACCTCCCTGATTTACGCGGATATTTCGTGCGTGGCAGCGGAACTAATACAGATGGAAGCGCCAGCGGAACTTTTGGAGCAAAACAGGCCGATGGTGTTATCAGCCACACGCATTCTGGAACTACGGGAAATGATTCGCCGGATCATACTCACCAATATAATAGGCTAACAGTGTCTGACACTGGAAATGATTCTCCAGATGGATCTGGGAAATCATGGACAAGCACCAATCCCCAAACAGTGGGTGCCTCCACCCGCCACCAGCACCTTTTCACGACCTCCAGCCAATCCCCTGCTGGAACCACCGAGACCCGCCCGCGCAACATCGCCATGTTGTATTGCATCAAAGCCTAATGCTCCCCTGGGAACGAGCCCGCAACTGGCATGACGACAACACCACCGAACCCTTCGAATCCCTCCTCGCCTGGCACATGGCCCACGGCCTCGTCTTCAGCACCCCCACCGTTTTCCTCCTCGCCCACGAAGTCCACTACTCCCCAGACACTAACACCATGACCTACGACCTCCCCCCCAACGCCTGGTTCGTCGAACTCGCCGCCGCGACCAACCACGCGAATCCCGTCCGCGAATTTCTCCGCGTTGCCACCCGCCCGCAAGAGTGGGCCATCTGGCACCGCCGCAACTCGTTCAAGCCCCACGCCTACCCATGGGCCAAACTCGCCCGCCGCGTGGGCCTTGGAGGGACGACCTCCGTGTCGTCCGTAGCTCACGAAAGGGGGGTAGAGTAATGGGTGGCGGTTCAGCACAAAAACCCAAAGAGCAAAAAGCTCCCCCGCAAGCGCAGCCTATCGACTACGGCGCTTTGATGGCGCAATCGCGTGGGTCCGCTAAAGAAGACTACCGCGCCATGCTGGGCGCACAGATCGAAGCCTATCCGCAACTTGAAGCCCTTCAGCTCGGCACGATTGGCAAACTCTCCGATAGCCTGTCTGGCAACAACAACGCCTACACCAAACGCGCTACCGCCCAACTCATCGCGGCCAAAGATCAGGTCAACCAACTCGGCCGCATCGGCGACTACACCGAGCAACTCGGCTACCAAGCCGCCCGCGACCTCGAAGGAACGGACATTGAGCGCGAACTTCAGCGCCAAGCCACCAGCGAACTCGCTCTAGGCCGCGCCCTCAGCCCCGAGCAGGAGCGCCAAGCCACCCAGCAAGCCCGCGCCGGGATGGCTGCCCGTGGCCTTGGAGTCGGCAACGCCGCCCTCGCCGCCGAAGTCCTCAACCGCGATGCCTACGCCACCGAGCGCGAAGCGAGCCGCCGTAACTTTGCTGGATCCACCAATCAAATGCTCGCCAGCAACCGTCAAAACCGCATCGGCCAAGTCGGCAACATCCTCGGCCAATCCGCCAACACCAGGATGAACCAAGCCAACCTCCGCCTCAGCCTCGCCGGAGCCAACATCACCATCGACCCCTACGCTCGCGCCATGAACCCCGCCCTCGGCATGGGAGCCAGCACCCTCGGCAACTCCGGCCAGATGATCGGCAACACCTACAACTCCGCCAACCAAATGGCCGGAAATGTCGCTGCCGTCAACGCCTCCATGCTCGATAGCCGCTGGAACACCGTGCAAAACAACAACGCCTCCCTCCAAAGCGCCTACATGGGAGCCAAAGCCAGCGAAAATGCCGCTAACATGGGCCTCCAGGGAGCCGCCATGGGAGCCAGCGCCGTCGTCGGAGCAGCCGCCGCCGCTTGTTGGATCGCCCGCGCCGCCTTCGGCACGGCCACCGCCCGCTGGAAGGACTACCGCCGCGCCATGCTCCGCCATGCCAGCGACCGCACGATCCGACTCTACTGCCAGCACGGCCAATCCCTCGCCGCCGCAATCACCACCCCCCTCCGCCGTTTCGCCGCCCGCCTC